ATCGATATGGACGATGAAGATCTGCCGTTCTAAAAGGAGGTTACCATGCAGCACTCATTTGACACCGAGATAGCCAATGCCTACGGCATAAGCGCCGCTATCATATTCAACCATCTGGTGTTCTGGATACAGAAGAATGAAGCCAACAACGAGCATTACCACGACGGCACCTATTGGACATACAACAGCCGCAAAGCGTATAAGATGCTGTTCCCCTACATGGGAGAAAGGCAAATCAAATCTGCGTTTGCTACGCTGATAAATAACGGCCTTGTAAAGACCGGCAACTATAACCGGGTGGCAATGGACAGAACGCTATGGTATGCACTGACCGAAAAAGGTAAATGCATTGCGACGTTTGGTATCAATGCATTAGGCCAAAATGTCCCAATGGAAGAGGACAAAATGTCCCAAGCAATACCAGTTAATACACAGTTATGTAACACAGTTAATACTAATACCCCCCCTACCCCCCCACAGGGGGAGGGTGTCGAGCACAACGAGGACAGTGAGGACAGCTTTGACTCCTTCTGGAAGATTTATCCGCGGAAGGAATCCAAGCAGAACGCCCGTAAAGCATGGGATAAGCTGAAGCCGTCGCCGGCACTTGCAGAAAAAATCATCAAGGGAGTGTTGATATATGCCGCCACCCCGCAATGGACAAAGGACGGCGGGCAGTTTATACCGCACCCGTCCACCTTCCTCAACCAGCGGCGATGGGAGCAGGCCATCGAAGGCACCGTAAACACTACGGCGGCAAGCAGCAATCTTGAACGGCTTTACCAGCAGTGCTTGGAGGAAGAGGGCTGTTGGGGAAACGGCGGCAACGGCGATGCAGAAGAGTGACGTTGTAAAACTGTTCAAGGCGATCACCTCGGCGTATCCCGGAGAAAAAGGGTTTTCCTCGGCGGACATGGACGCAGTGAACATCTGGGCGGCGATGCTCGGCGACATACCGTATGAGCGGGTGATCCTCGCGCTGCAAGCGCATATTTCCGAATCGCCGTATCCCCCAAAGATAAGCGACATCCGCAAGTGGGCGCTGTCGCCGCCAATGCCGGATCTCACTGCGGCATGGGGGTATGTTGCCCGGGCAATCCGCGATTATGGCTACAGCAATCCCGACAAAGCTCTCGCTTCCATGCCGGAAGATGTGCGTTTCGTCGTTAAGCAGTTGGGCTGGACGGATCTGTGCCTCAGCGAGAACGCAATGGCCGACCGGGCGCACTTTCTGAAAATCTACGCAAACCACTGCGCGAACAAGGCCCGAATGTCAACCCTGCCCCCGGCAGTGCGGGCGGCGCTGCCCGAGAAAGGAGATACGCACGATGAAAAACAGACGCTATCGTTGCACTCGCCCCGCGAGGCGAACCATTAAGGCCGTCGTTATGCTGTTAGGCGCAATCATGCTTTTCCGATGGTGGAGCGCCATAGCGTATATGACCCGCGGCTATAAGGCCATAGGCGGCGAGTATTTCGCCCTCACGCTCCCGCTTTATTGGGCAGCAGCAAAGTGTGTGATGCGCGATTTTACGGATGGGACTTACAAGCAAGGACAAAAGGAGAGCACCGGATGAAAACTGTATTTTCCGTATTCGGCGAACCTCAGGGCAAGGGCCGTCCTCGTTTTTCCAGAATTGCCAATGGCCGAACCATTACCCGCACCCCCGACAAGACGGTGCTGTATGAGAACCTCGTTATTACCGAATATCGCAGGCAGACAGGCGATAAACGGTTTGATGACCGGGCGCAGTTGAGCATATCGCTGGTAGCATATTACGGCATACCAAAGAGCGCCAGCAAACGAGTAAAGGCAGCCATGGAATCGGGAGCCCTACGACCCATAAAAACGCCTGATACCGACAACATACTCAAAATTGTCTGCGATTCGCTCAACGGTGTTGCATACCGTGACGATGCTCAGATAGTGGATTCCCGAGTGCAGAAGTTCTACTCTGCCATTCCCCGGGTTGACATCGTGATAGAAGACATATAGGAGGCCAATATGAATTACGCATTAAACCTTACCAGCGATACCTTTAACCAGTTCAAGCACGATTTTGACAGCATCATTCAGGGCACTATCCAGACCATGGAGCAGAAGGGCAGTTTGGATGCCACCATAGCCGTGACGTTCAACATATCCTTCAGCGAAGACTCCGCCCCAGACCCTAAGATTTCGGCGTATGCGGCCAGAAGAGACATTATCATACCCAAGATCAGCCACAAGATAAAGAGTGTTATCAAGGTGGAGGACTCCCGCTCCGGGTATGTAGGCGGCGCCAAGTTTGAGCTTATATGGGACAAGGCGGAACAGTGTTACTGCATACGCAGAATAAGCGATTGTGAGCCTAACCTGTTCAACTACCAGAATGCGGCTGCCGATGCGGAAGGCGATGTATATGACCCGGACGAAATAGAAGTAACCAACACAATAGAGATAGACGATGAGGAGGGCGAATAATGGGATACTGTGTACGCTGCGGTAAGATGACATCAACCGCTTTCCCCTTTTGCAACAAGTGCTTTGAGAAGGTCCTTGTCAGAGATACCGAAGTCAAATATCCCCGACCTCAGAAAGCCGCTTTCCTGCACCCAAAGGAAGGCCCCGCCATAGGAGTAGTCAAAGCTCAGATCAACGCCGCTGGTGATACCAAATACTATATCGGCACCTGTACGGGCGACGGAAACCACGGGAATGTTATGCAGATCATCAAAAACGGAATATCAATGTCAAATCTGGATTTCGTCCAGAAGTTTTAGGAGGCTGCCATGGGACAGCGTTATCCATCGATTGAGATAGTCCGTAAAAAGGACTTTTACACCAAGAATCTCAAGTCCCAGATGTTTGTTAACTTTGCGGGGCAGCGGATAGGGGAAATATCCCTGTCCCGCTCCGCACAGTTTACTGCCTGCTATTACCCGTCGCCTGACAGTGCGGCCGATTATGTGCGCTCATGCCCAACCCTATACGCTGCCAAGTGGGCGATATATAAAGAGTGGCAGGCGAAAAGAAAGCCTTATCAGGCCAAAGCGGAATACCTGCCGGCGAGTGATAATACGGAATTCTATCCCACGCCCAGCAAGCTGGCGGGACAGATGATAGCCCTGGTAGATTGGATAAAAATCCGCTCCATCCTTGAGCCCTCCGCCGGCAAGGGCGATCTGCTGGGGTATGCTAAAAACGGCACCTTGCGCAGCAAAAGATATGAGCGCGGCTTTGACGCAGACTGCATTGAGAGGGATCAGAACCTGCGGTATGTACTCACTGGCAAAGGATTCCGGGTGGTGCATGATGACTTTCTCACGTACAACACAAGGAAGCGGTACGACCTTATACTGATGAACCCGCCGTTTTCCGATGGCGATAAACACCTTTTGAAAGCGTTGCAGATGCAGGAGAACGGCGGTCAGATAGTTTGCCTCGTGAATGCCGAAACCATACGGAACCCATATACCAACACCCGGCAATTACTGTCACAAAAGCTGGCTGAGCTTGGGGCAAAGATTATCTTTGTCAAGGACGCCTTTAAACGCGCCGAGCGTCGAAGTGATGTGGAAGTCGCTATCGTATACGTCAATATCCCGGCCAAGACTTTCGATTCTGAATTCTTTGACCGTCTGCACAAAGCCCGGAATGATACTGACGTTGACACTGAACAGCCTACTGCCATGGTGGGCGGTGGCCTTGTCAGCCAGCTTATATCACAGTACCAGATCGAGGTTGATGCCACCTTATCCCTGTTCCGTGAGTTCAACGCCATGCGGCCGTATATAGAAAGTGGCAGTACCGCAGACACGCATTACACGGTGCAGATTGCCATAGGAGGCCACGTCAAAGACCATATTGGCAACGCTGAGGTAAACGATTATATGCGTCGTGTCCGAGGCAAATACTGGAATAAACTGTTCCAAATGCCGCAGCTCACAGATCGGTTCACCAGCTCTATACTGCAAGAATATCGGGGTAGTGTGGATAAGATGGCGGACTACGATTTCTCGGAGTTCAACATACAGCAGATAGTAAGCGAGTTGAATGCCTCCCTGACATCCGGCGTCCATGCCGCCATTAACGGCTTGTTCGATCGGATGTCCAGCCAGCACACATGGTATCCCGAATGTGGGAAGAATATCCATTATTTCAATGGGTGGGCCACCAATAAGGCTCACAAGATTAACCGCAAGGTCATACTTCCCATAAACGGATTTTACTCCTACTCATCGTGGCGGCATAATGAACTGGATACTTATCATATCTACACGACCCTCGGAGATATTGAGAAGGTGCTGGATTATCTCGACCAAGGGGCCACTACTGAATATAGCCTGCGTGCTGCATTAAAACTGGCGGAGGGCAGCGGCAAGACAAAGAATATCCAATGCAAATACTTCTCCGTTACATTCTACAAAAAAGGCACCTGCCACATCGTTTTCCATGAACAGCGAATAGTGGATATATTGAACATCTACGGCGCACGGAGCCGCAACTGGCTTCCCCCGGACTATGGCAAACGACGCTACGAGGATATGTCACCCGATGCACAGGCTGTCATCGATGAGTTCCAGGGCAAAGCAGCATACGATGAAGTGATGAATCAGCCCGGGGTATATCTTCCCAACCTGACTACGCCGCTATTGGCGGCAGCCACATAGACGAAGAAAGGAGCAACCCAATGAATAACCTTAGTGAAAATGCAACCATCATATACATTCCCGTAAACGAGATAACAGCTCATCCCAACAACCCCCGCAAAGACTTGGGAGATCTTACGGAGCTCTCCGAAAGCATCCGCACGAACGGCGTCCTCCAAAACCTGACGGTTGTGCCGAATGTGGGCGAAAACTCCGGCTATACTGCGGTAATAGGCCACAGGCGGTTGGAGGCCTCGAAAATGGCCGGACTTGAAGCGGTGCCCTGTGTTATATCTCACCTGACCGAGCAGGAGCAGGTCCGCACCATGCTCATGGAGAATATGCAGCGGAGCGATCTCACCGTTTATGAGCAGGCCCAGGGCTTCCAGATGATGATGGATCTGGGCGACACCGCCGAGGCCATTGCGGATAAAACGGGGTTCTCTGCGTCCACGGTTCGCCGCAGGCTAAAACTTCTGGAGTTGGATAAAGAAAAATTCGCCGCCGCATCGGAGCGCGGAGCCACGCTCATGGACTTTGCCGCCCTCGATGGCATTGATGACATCAAAACCCGAAACAAGGTGCTCGAACACGTCGGCACCGCCAACTTCAATTATGAGCTGAAAAAGACCATAGACAAGCAGGAAGCCGACAAGAGGCGCAAAAGGTGGCTCGAACTGCTCGAGACATTCGCAACTAAAACAGACGATACAAAGGAACTGAGATATGTAAAGAGCTTGTATGGCGCCCCCGATGATTTCACGATTCCTGAAGATTCGCGTGAAATCAAATATTTTTACAAGGTCGAGAGCTGGGGGCTTACGCTTTATCGGGAAAAAACCGAAGAAGCCCCTTCCCCCGAAGAAGAGGCCCGGCGCATTGCGGAGGAGCGGAGAAAGCAGTTGGATAAGCGTATTGTGGAGATCGAAACGCGCATGATGGAACTGCGGGACGAATTCATGGAAAATCTATCCAATGCCGAAGCGAAAAAGCGCTTGCCGTCCATTGCAGAGTGGGCCTGCCAAACAGCGCTGCACAAAGGATTTTACATCAGCGATAGTGATTATCTCAACGTACTCGCCGTTTCCATCCCTGACGATGCTGACGATGAGCAGGAAGAAGCCATATTTGAGGAACTCAAGCTCAAAGCGAAGGAGGCAGACTGCAAGTTTTTTGCTAATCTGGTATTCGCCGCTAAGAGTTCCCGTAACTTACGATGCCACCGCTGGGACAACAGCCATTATGAGAACGTTGAGCTGTGCGAAATGTATGCATACCTTGAAAGCCTTGGTTACGAAATCTCTGATGAAGAGCTTGCCATGCTGGACGGCACCCATGAAGTGTTCAACCAGTCGGAATCGGAGGAACAGTAATGCAGGCAATCTATAAGCCAAAAGGCAGAGCCGGAGAATATTGCAGTTACGCAGTAAACGTCTATACCGGGTGCAACCACGGATGCGACTACTGCTATGCCAGAAAAATGGCTAACCGCTGGGGGCGCGACTTCACCGACGTCAGCCCCCGCGCGGGGATACTTGAAGCGGTAAAACGACAGATGGGAAGCGGCGAGTATGCCGGAAAGCTGGTGAATCTGTGCTTCTCCTGCGACCCCTATCCTGCCCCACCCGTGGATACGCAAATCACTCGCGAAGTCATAAAGGCAATCAAGGACGGCGGGGGGTTTGTGCAGATACTCACGAAAGGCTCCTCCAGAGCCATGAGGGACTTTGACCTGCTTGGCCCGGGGGACTGGTTCGGAGTAAGCATAGGGAGCTGGGAAGGGACTGCAAAGGCCCGAGAACCATATGCGGACCCGCCCTCGGAACGGGCCTACTCCCTGTTTCTTGCCCAGGAGCGGCATATAAACACATGGGTTTCATGTGAGCCCGTAATAGACCCGCAGGCCATATTTGAGCTCATCAAGCACTTTCCGTTCGTCGATCTGTACAACATAGGGAAAATGAACTATGCCCCGTCAGATATAGATTGGCCTTGGTTTGGAGCGGAGTGTGAGCGTCTGTGCAAAGCGTACCACAAGCGGTATTACATCAAGGAGGATCTAAAAAAAGCCATGGAGGGCCATACGAATGAAAAACGGTAGCTTTCAAGAGATAATGGTAAAAAACGAAACCCCGGAGATGTTTCCGGCTACATACGGCATATACGACAGGGCGGAACGCAAGATTGGAGTGCTTCGCTGGTATTCGAGAGCGGAACAGTACAGTTTTTTCCCGTTGGGTGGCACGGCTTTATCTTGGATTACGATGTTTGAGATAATGTACTTCACCAATAAGGCAATGGACGAATACGCCCGATACCTTATGAGGCGCAAGCGTGAGAGCGGAGGTGTTGTTGAATGGCAAAGCATATAGATGTCACGCATATCGACGGCCTGCCATTCACCTCTTTGTCCGTGGATTTCATGGAGGAATGTGCAAACTGCCCAGTGATAGACGTAAAGGCCGAGGTATCCCCCGGCTCTCTTGCGCTAACCTGCTACAACGCGCAAGCGTGCAGGGCGATAAGGGAATATCGGGCGTCTCTGCGGTTCCCAGTAAACCTTGGGGACAAGCTCTATTTTAACGATGGCAGTTTAGGGTTCGTGGAGGAAATACGGATCACGACCCATGGCGTTCTGATATTCAGGTGCGGAAAGGAGATTCCTCCGGCCAAGTATTACGTGGATGTAGAAATGGGTGAGCTCGGGAAAACGGTCTTCCTGAACCCTCACGCAGCGGCCAAGGCTATGGTGGCGGAGGCAAAAGACAAGGAAAAGAGGCAGGATAATGAAACCGACGATGTTTAAGTATGCTGAAGCTATATCTGAGCCCCCGGAGGATACTCCCGGAGTGGCCGTCCCCTATGTTTGTATCGGTGAATATTTCATTATGTGTGAAAGAGCCTCGCTGCTGGAGCGGTTGCTGATACTCATAACCGGGCGGATATATATAAGCGTGATACCAGATAAGATAGTCCCGCCCATAAGCTGTACGACCATATTCCCATTCAAGGCCGTAAAAAACATCGATGCAGAGAATGAACGGAGGTTCAGTGATGAAGCGCAAGAGATTCGGCAAAGAGATTCGTAAGGCTGTCCATAACAAATACAATAGGCACTGTGCTTATTGCGGCACGGAAATCCCGATATTCAATATGCAGATCGACCACCTTATACCCTTCGAATTCGCCGAGGCTTACGCCGCCAGAGGTATAGACCTCAACGCCATTGAGAACCTGATGCCCTCCTGCCGAAGCTGCAATAATTACAAGAGCAGCCTCACATTGGAAAAATTCAGGCAGGCGATAGAACGATGGCCCGAGGTATTGCAGCGCGATAACGTAACGTATCGCAATGCCGTCCGTTTCGGTATGATAGAGCCCAAGCCGCATAAGGTGACGTTTTACTTTGAAGAACAGGAGGATTGACAATGGCAAAATTCAGCAAGGAAAGGCGGAAGCTAAATGAAAAAACCACGCATCATCTGCCCTGACTGCGGAAGCGAGGGCGTTGTAACCATAAGCGAGTATTATTTGTGGGTGTTTCACCAAACGGCGTATTATTGCCGATGCGCGAAGTGCAAGCGCATTTCCCGCATGTTCCCTACCCCGGAGGCTGCGGCAGCCGAATGGGATCCACGGAAGTAAAGGAGGTATATATGTACAGCAAAAACCCACCCCGCAATGGCGGAATGAATCCCAAACATCCCCGCGAGTCTCCGGCAACCAATGCTGCCGTTATGGAGGGGAGGCCCCTGTCGGCACTGGACGCGGCGAGGATTGCAGCCGAGATAGCAACCCGTAAAGCTGGAAAAATCGGAGCAGACGCCGGCACTACACGATATCTGGAAGAAAAAAAGAGGGATTCCAAACGGCGTAAGGATCGTCGTTTGCGGGATACCCGCCGTCTACTCCGCCATTATAGGGAGATCAAGGCTCACGCAGAGGACGCTATAACCTCACTGGCCGAAATGAAGGATGAGGACTACGACTTCTTTCAGGCTTTCGTAACCGAAAGGAACTCCGTTGACGTGAGGGCAATCGTGACCTCCAAGGCCAGATCAGCCATCATGATAGCTCACATTGACGCTATGCTTCTTAAATACCAGCAGATCGCCTATGCCTCCAATCGCTTGGAAGAAATTCGAAGGTATAATGTTCTTGAAGGGATGTACATCTCAGATAGCGGCGATTCCGCGGAAGATATAGCGATACGAGAAAACATAAACGTTCGCACCGTGTATAAAGACCTGGATTCGGCCTGCGCCCGGCTTTCCGCCCTCTTGTTCGGGATACAGTGGATAGAGCGGGATGGTGAATAGGGCAGAAAGTGGGCATTTACTGTGCAGTGCAAAATGTGGTATAGTGTATGTGTAGAATCTCAGATTAAAAACAGGGCAAAAAGTGGGCATTTACTGTACAGTACAAAATGTGGTATAGTGTATGTGTAAAATCCCAGATTAAAAACAGGGCAAAAAGTGGGCATTTACTGTACAGTGCAAAATGTGGTATAGTGTATGTGTAAAATCCTATCAGCGCAAGGCATCGCGATTTCCGCGGTGCCTATTTAGTTTTCAAAAAGATTGGAGGTATAATAACGCCGCGCCGCTCCTTGCGCGGGTGCAGAACACAAACTGGTCGCCAACGGTTTGAAGCACAAATCATAGGAGGAAGATAACGTGAAAATCGTAACCAGATTCAAAAATGACCCTTCGACTTATTACGCCATGTCCATAGCCGCAACGTGGGCGGGAGTAGGCTCACTTATGATGGGAATAGAAATGGCCCAGAAGCATGGCCTTCTCCCCTTTCTGCTCTGGTCGCTGGGCAATACCCTTGCCTGCATCGTATATGGAATATTGGCTCCCAGCATTCCCAAGTTGCGTGATGTATTCCGCTCAAAGATTATGCGTACCATCACCGGGCTAATGTGCCCGTTTCAGGTGTGGATAAGCCTTAACGGTATTCAGATGATTTTCTCTGAAACGCCACTTGGCCGGCATTTCGGAACGGCTTTCGCCGTTACCGTAGCCGTTACCTATATCGTAATGCTGTGGCATCGAGGCATGATACGAAACGTGCTGCACGATCACATCAGTTGGATAGCGGTATACGCGCTGGCCTTTGTTGTAACGGTGTTAGCCATTTACAGCAGCGGATTCAGCCCCATATCCTTAGGCGCCGATGCTTCAAGCCTTTCCGTTGGCGTCAACAAAATGCTCCTGCTCGTGCCGGGAGCTTTTTTATACCCTTATTTCTTCGAGATATTGGATTATAACGATGACAATGCCGATGGCACTCACAAGGTGGATATACGCAGGGCATTCGTAAACGGCGGCATACTGTTCGGCGTGTACCTGATGTTTCCCGCCATACTCTCCCTCACGAGCTTCGGCCCGGTTCTCAGTATAGCAAAGGCGGTGCTGATAACGCTCATTGCCGTATCATCCCTATCATCGTTCCAGTACAGCATATACGTATCCTTCGGCCGTCCGCTTGGCCTTACCCTAAACGCCGCATCAATAGCGTTGTGGCCTATGGTCATGGCCATGGGAGTGATGGGAGTATGGACGCTTATGGGAGTCATAAGGGTGTACATCGTACTTGCGGGCATAACCGCCGCCATAGCCTGGCATCTTTACGAAGGGCGGTGACGGCATGAAGGTAATAAAGAAAAAGCTATCGGAGCTGCGTCGCCCGAAAAAAAACGTCCGCAACCATTCTATCAAACAAATTGAAGAATTTAAGCGGTCGGTTCAAATGTTCGGGCAGATACGTCCCATCGTCATAGATGAGGATAACGTTATACTTGCAGGCAACGGCCTATTCATGGCGTTGGAGGCGTTAGGCCGCACCGAAGCCGATTGTTACGTTGCGACCGGGCTCACCGAGGCCGGGAAGAAAAAGCTGATGCTTGCAGATAACCGCATATTCAACTTAGGAGTCGATGATCTACAAGCTTTTGAGGAAATAATACTTGAGCTTGACCACGATTTCGACATTCCGGGGTATGACGCAGATCTGTTAGAAACGCTGGTGATAGACGTTGGCGCCGCCGATACCCTGATGGGTGGCTACGGGATCATATCTGACGATACAAAGCAGGAGATGGAGAGGGCAGGCGAACGGTATGCAAAAGAAGATCAGAGCTTTGCCGATGCTGCGGAGCGGATAATACCGACACAAAGCGAAGCTCCCCACTCCATTGCCGGGAATGATTCTCCCGCTATCCCTGAAGAAACCGTGTCCGCTCTCGCTGACCAACCGGATTTGCCGCAGCGATTCATGCTCTGCCCGAAGTGTGGAGAAAAGATATGGCTATGAAGCACATACATGGCAACATGACCGTAGTGGATGCCGCCAGCAAAAGGCTCGACAATGTATTTGCAAACGGCGTTAAGGTGTATTTCTCCTTCTCCGCGGGTAAAGATTCGCTTTGCTTAGCAAGCCTCATATACGACAAAATACGGGCCGGTACGGTGAACCCAAAGCAACTCACGGTTATATTCATCGATGAGGAGGCCATCTATGACAGCATGGAAGCCATGGCCCTGCGCTGGCACAAGCGGTTCACCGACGCCGGAGTTGAATTCCGTTGGTACTGCCTGCCGCTCAAGCAGGTCTCTGCTTTCCACCAGCTCCAGAACGACGAGAGCTGGATAACATGGGAACCGGGCAAAGAAGAGCAGTGGGTACGAAAACCGCCGCCGTTTGCGATACTCCGCAGCCCGTATGTGAAGTATCCGGGGCAGATGAATTTCCAATCCTTCTGCGAAAAAATCACAAAAGACGGTATTCAGATAATAGGGGTGCGCGTAACCGAATCCATACAGAGGGCCAAATATTTCTCAAAACTCAACCTGTCCAGGCACGGCATCACAGGCAAGAACGCCATTTACCCCATATATGACTGGCACGACTGTGATGTTTGGCTATACATAAAAGAGCATCGCCTCGACTATCCCGACGCTTATATTGACCTTTACCGGGCGGGAACAGCACGCAACAGGCTGCGGCTATCCAACTTCTTTGGCGCAGATAGTTGCGCCGGCCTGCGTCATATCGCGGCAACCGATCCCGACCTGTGGGCACGGATAGAAAAGCGGGAGCCTAACGCATACCTTGCCATGATGTACTGGGACAGTGAAATGTTCAAGCGAAGCACACATAATAGACGGGCGCTGGAGGGCGATACCGGAAAGGATTACAAGGAGCTGGTGCGGCAGATGCTCTTTATTGAGCCGGGGCGGCATTTCAGCAGCGCGTCCACCCGCAAGGTTGCGGGAGAATATCGGCGGCTGTACATCAAGGCCTGCTGCATAATGACGCAGCGCGACTTCCGGGCAATGCACGATGCGCTCATTGCCGGCGATCCCAAGCTCCGCTCCCTACGA